AGAGCTACAATTCTTTTCAATCTGTTATAGGTTATTTATTGCATAGTTATAACGATAACGAAAACAAAGCTATTATATTAAACGATGAAGCAATAAGCGAAGACCCAAACGGTAGAAGTGGTAAAGGTATTTTTTGGAATGCTTTGAGCCACTTAAAAAAAGTTCAATCATTGAACGGAAAATCTTTTGACTTTAATAGTGCATTTCCATACCAAGGAGTTAAAACAGATTGTCAAGTTTTAGTTTGGGACGATGTTAGAAAAAACTTTGATTTTGAAAATTTGTTTAGCGTAATTACTGAAGGTATTGAAATAACTTATAAAGGAAAAGATACAATTAAACTTTCAATAAAAGATTCTCCAAAGATTTTAATAACTACAAATTACACTATTAAAGGAAAAGGCGGAAGTCACGAAGATAGAAGATTTGAATTAGAATTAAGTAGCTTTTTTAACTCAAGTTATAAACCAATAGATTATTTCGGACACAAATTATTTACAGATTGGGACGATAAAGAATGGTCTAAATTTGATTCTTATATGGTTCAATGTTTAACGAAATATCTAAATAACGGTTTAGTTCCTTACGAACAAATTTCATTACCATTAAAGAAATTTCAATTGGAGTTAACGACTGAATTATATAATTGTATTTCAGCACTTGAATTAAACGAGTGGCACACTTACGAAAAGTTTTATAATAATTATGTAGATTCTGTAAAACGAAATAGCGCAAAAAGTAAAACCGCAGTCACTCAAGCTATTAAAAAATATTGTAATTTTCACGGATTTACTTTCGATGCAACTTCAAACAATATTAAAATTATGATTGTAAGCAATAAACAAGAACCGACTATAAAACAAGAACCGCCCGAAATTTGGGACGAAATAAATAAAAAATTAGGATTATGATTTCAGTAAAACAGATTTTAGAAGAAACGAACGAAATCGAGAAAGCTTGGCGAAAACTTGATATGAGTTGGATAATGGAAACGCAGTATAAACATAGCGGTTATTTTTTAAACGATATTATTATTGAAGTTGAACGCAACTTAATTGCAAAGCAAAAGGAGGATTTACCAAATCAAAAAGTAATTCAGCGATTTGAAAAAACATTAAATCGTTTACTTTTGATTCAAGAATACTTTAATAAATCGCAAAGTTATATTCGTGATTTGGAGTTGCAAAACGAGCAGATGAAACAAAAGTTTGAAGCATATAAAATCAATATAAAATGACTTATAAACTAATTTACGCTAACTTTCAGGTTTGGTATTTCCCGAGCCGTCAATTAGCACTTTGGAAGAAAAAACAACTTATTGCAACGGGTAATTTTTCACGTGAATTTAAAATTGAAACGGTTTGAAACCATACACCCTAAAACAATTTATTGATTACGTTTATATGGTTGACTGTTTAAACACTTCGATGCCAGCTTACAGCGTTCCGAAACGCAAATATTCAGTTACTAAACGAAAGGCAGTTCAGAAACGAATTAGCGAAGTTCAAACGGACGAACGTGGCGTACCTTTGGAAGTTGTTAAGCAACAATTAATAAGTAAATCAGTTCACGATACTAATGGAATTACTAAATTAATTCTCGATTATTTACGTTACGTTTACGGTAGCAGTTCAATACGTAGGATTTCAAGCGAGGGAAAATATCGCAAAGGAATTGGATTTATACCAAGTTCAAATAAAGGGCTTTCGGATATTGAAGGAATTGTTTACGGAAAGTTTTTATCTTTGGAAGTGAAAATCGGAAAAGACCAAATTAGAGATTCACAATTGAAGCGAAAAACAGAAATAGAAAACGACGGTGGAATTTACTACCTTTGTAAATGGATTGACTTTGAACACTTTCAAAAAGAAATTCAAGAATTAATACCAATACAATAAATTGAAAGAGTTAAACCAAGTCGCACAGCACCATAAGGAATGGGTTAACACAATTAAAACATTTGGTGAACGTAACTTTGCCGAAGATTTGGTGCAAGAAACTTATTTGATGCTTTACAAATGGTCGACACCAGAAAAGTATTTAACCAACGGCAAAGTAAATAAAGGTTATATTTGGCTTTGTTTACGAAATTCTTTTCTTTTATACCAACGTGAAAAAAAGAAAGCGATTAAAGTAGATTTGGAAGCTATTCAGGAATTAAGTGCAAACGAAACAAACATTGATTTTTTTGAAGCTAAGGAAAAAATATATACTTTTATAATTCAGGAAATTAAAACGTGGAATTATTACGACCAAAACCTTTACAATTTACACATAGAAAAGAAAATACCAATGCGCAAAATTTCACGAGGTGCGGATATTTCACTAACTTCAATTTATGAAAGTTTAAAAAGTTGTAAGGAACGTTTAAAAATTGCAGTTGGCGAAGATTACGAGGATTTTATAAACCAAGAATATGAACAAATATAAAAAATATGTGTAAATTATATAAAATTAAAGGCAAAACATTTATTGTTTATAGAATAATAAATGAAAATTATGTAGGAGTAACTACAAATCTACATAAAAGAATGTTAAAACATAAAAGTAAAAGTAGTTTTGACGTAACAGCAGTTGAAATATTATTTCAAACTTTTGATTTAAATGAAGCATTAAAAAATGAATTATTTTATCAAGAAAAATATAAATGTATTAAAGGAATTAGAAATCAAAAAAGTTTAAAAAATCCTTATGCAAAACAAGTTTTACATTTACCAACAGGGTTTTATTTTGATACAATAAAAGAAGCTTGTGAAGCATTTAATTTTAATTATTCTTTAGTTAGAACAAATATTTCAAAAACAGATAATAAATATAATTTATTAAGACTAAACTAATGGCAAGAAGAAAAAAATCACAAGGACTTGGAGATTCGGTTGAACAAGTTTTAGAAGTTACAGGAATTTCAAAAATAGCAAAATTCATTTTAGGCGAAGATTGTAATTGCGAAGAACGTAAAGAGAAACTTAATAAATTATTTCCTTACAAAAAAGCTAATTGCTTAACTGAAAACGATTACGAATATTTAACTGATTTTTTCGAGCGTAAACCAAATTCAATATTACCAATTGAACAGGAAGTAATTTTAAAGATTTACAACCGAACGTTCAACACAAATGTAGGTGCGACACAATGCGCTACCTGTTGGATTGATATGATTGAAGAGTTAAAGAAAGTATTTAATTCATACGAACAATAATGCAGTCAATCAAAACGAAAATAAGCGAGGTTAAATTAAACCCAAATAACCCGAGGTTAATTAAAGACGATAACTTTAAAAAGTTAGTTCAGTCAATTAAAGACTTTCCAGAAATGTTGGATATTCGACCGATTGTCGTAAACGCTGATATGGTTATTTTGGGCGGAAATATGCGATTTAAAGCGTGCAAAGAAGCTGGATTAAAAGAAGTACCGATTATAGTTGCTGACAACCTTACGGAAGAACAACAACGAGAATTTTTGATTAAAGATAATGTTTTAGGTGGCGAATGGGATTGGAGTTTACTTGCTGATTGGGACACGGATCAGTTGGAAGATTGGGGTTTGGATATACCAACGTTTTTAGAAGAAACAGAACAAAAAGATTTATCAAGTACAATAGATAATTTATATCGTATTGAAATTATTTGTAAAGATGAAGAACACCAAGAAAATAGTTATAATAAATTAATTGAGGAGGGTTACGAATGCCGACTTTTGACATTATAAAAGAAGTTAAACCTAAACAAACGTTTAGAGTTGCTTCAGTGATTGGTAAATTTGATTTACAATCTGAAAATATTATTGAACATTTTAAAGGCGATATTGATATTCCTAAAAAATGGCAAATTGGTTTAATCGTTGGTAAAAGTGGAACAGGAAAAACTACAATAGCAAAACAATTATTTGAAAATGCTTATATTACTTCTTATGAATATTCAGCAGAAACAATTTTAGATGATATGCCAAAAGAATGTAGTTTAGAACAAATTACAAATGCTTTTAATTCAGTTGGATTTTCAAGTCCACCAAGTTGGTTAAAACCTTATTCAGTTTTATCAAACGGACAAAAAATGAGAGTTGATTTAGCACGTGCAATTTTAGAAGAACAAAAGTTTTTTTTGTTTGATGAATTTACTTCCGTTGTTGATAGAAATGTAGCTCAAATTGGTTCGTTTGCAATGCAGAAAGCAATTAGAAAAACAGATAAACAATTTATCGCAGTTACTTGCCATTTTGACGTTCAAGATTGGCTTTTACCCGATTGGGTATTTAATACCGATACAATGACCTTTCAAAGTTTTGAAGGGCAAAAAAAAAATAGACCAGAAATTAAATTTGAAATATTCAATTACGGAGATAAATCAATTTGGAAAATGTTTGCTAAGCATCACTATTTAAGTCACTCACACAATAACGCTGCAAATGTATTTATAGCAACAGTAAACAATGAAATAGCAGGATTTATAAGCATATTACATTTTCCACATCCTAAAGTTAAGAATTTAAAAAAAGTTCACCGATTAGTTATTTTACCTGATTATCAAGGAGCAGGAATAGGGTTAAAATTACTTAATGAAGTAGGTAAAGTTTACAAAAAAGATAAATGGAGATTTAATATAGTTACATCAGCACCAAGTTTAATAAACGCTTTAAAGAAATCAAATCAATGGGCGTGTACACATTATGGAAGAAACACTCCACATAAAGGAGATTTAAAAAGTAATGTTGAAAATTTAACAAGTGGTTCTGAAAATAGAGTTACAGCAAGTTTTGAATTAAAATAAATCTATATATTTACAACAACTAAAAACTAAATATGAAAAATACAACACTTTACGAATTAAGAAAAAATCAAACCGATTTTCCTAAAATGAAAATCAAAGACGCAAACGATTCAGCTGAATTTATTAAGCAATTTTATCAAGGCGATATTGAAATTTATGAAAGTTTCTTTTTATTGCTTTTGAATAATGCAAATCAAACAATCGGTTATGCTAAAATAAGTCAAGGAGGAGTTACTTCAACTGTTGTTGATGTTAAAATAATCGCGAAGTACGTTGTTGATAGTTTAGCGACTAATATAATTTTAGCGCACAATCATCCAAGTGGGAATTTAAATCCAAGTACAGCAGATATAAACATAACAGCAAAAATAAAAGAAGCTATGAAATTCTTTGATGTTACTGTTTTAGACCATATTATTTTGACTGCAGACGGTTTTTATTCTTTTTCAAATAATGATTTAATGTAATGGCATACGACAAACAAAAAATATTTGAACAAGCAAAGGAAATGATTGTTAAACACAAGTTGTTTTTCATTGAAGATATTATTGCTTTTGTTCCAATTGGAAAAACTAAATTTTACGAATTTTTTCCGCCAGATACGAACGATACGAACGAGCTAAAAGAATTATTAAATTTAAACCGCACCGAATTAAAAGTTTCAATGCGTTCAAAGTGGTATAAATCAAACGCACCTGCTTTGCAAATGGCATTAATGAAACTAATCGCAACACCCGAAGAATTACGTAAACTTTCAATGCAATTTGTGGAATCCGAAAACACAAATAAAAACACTAACTTTAACGTTAAAGAACTAGTTAGTTTTGATACACCTGAATCCGAAGTTTAAACAGTTATTTACAGAAAGTAGATATTTCATTTGTACGGGTGGACGTGGCTCTTCGAAGTCGTTTAGTATTAATACGTTTCTGTTACTATTAACATACGAACAAGGGCATATTATATTATTCACGAGATACACCTTAGTTTCGGCGCATATTTCAATCATTCCAGAGTTTATTGAAAAGATTGAATTATTAGGAAAAGAACACGAGTTCCATATTACGAAAGACGAAATTACCAATTTGGTAACTGGTTCAAAAATTATTTTTAAAGGAATTAAAACAAGTTCAGGAACTCAAACAGCAAATCTTAAATCGTTAGCAGGGGTAACTTGTTTTGTTTTAGATGAAGCGGAAGAACTTACCGACGAAGATACTTTCGATAAAATAGATTTATCAATCAGGCATAAGGCAAAACAGAACCGAGTTATTTTAATCTTAAATCCAAGCACAAAAGAACATTGGATTTACAATAAATTCTTTGAGCAAAATGGAGTTAACGAAGCGAGTAACTTAACAAAAAACGATGTTACGTATATTCATACAACTTACGAAGATAACGCCGTAAACCTTTCGGAATCGTTTTTAAATCAAATCAATTATATAAAAGAAAATCAACCAAATAAATATAAACACGTTATTTTGGGCGGTTGGTTGGATAAAGCCGAAGGGGTAATTTATTCTAATTGGAAAATAGGGGAGTTCGTTCAAACTGACTTGAATTGTTACGGTCAGGATTTCGGATTTTCAATTGACCCAACTACTTTAATTCAGGTTTCAATTGATAAAAAACACAAACTAATTTACGCAAAAGAATTGCTATTTAAAGCAGGTTTAACGACGTCCGATATATTCACACTTAATTCTAAATTGGTTGCGTTAAACGGCTTAATTGTAGCGGATAGCGCAGAACCTCGATTGATTACGGAATTAAAACAAAAAGGATTGAATATTAAAGGAATTGAAAAGCCAAAAATAACTGATAGAATTGCACTTGTTCAGGATTACGAATTGATAATTGACGAAAACAGCACTAACCTAATCAAAGAATTAAACAACTATTCGTGGCACGATAAGAAATCCGAAACACCGATTGACAACTTCAACCACTTACTCGATGCGCTCGGATATGCGGTTTGGGATATGTTGGTTAAGAAAAAAGGAGTTTACGGTATTTTCTAGTGGTACAAAAAACAAAAATTTAATTATATAAATATGAAACTTGAATTGATCGTTCCAACGAGTTTAAAAGATATTCCTTTAAAGTCATATCAAACATTTGTAAAGATGCGCGAAGCTTCAACAGATGAAGATTTTGTCGCTCAAAAAATGATTGAAATATTTTGCGGTATTGAACTGAAAGACGTTGTTAAAATGCGTTTAACAGATGTTAACGAATTACTTGTTAGCTTCAATCAAATGTTTAACGAGAAACCTAAATTTCAGAATCGTTTTAATTTACACGGAATTGAATACGGATTTATACCAAAGCTCGAAGATTTAACACTCGAAGAATTTACGAACTTAGAGCAACTTATGAAATCATGGGATACTTTTCACATGGCAATGGCAGTAATGTACCGCCCTGTTAAATTAGAAGTTAAAGGAACTTACGAAATTCACGATTATTTTTACAGTGAAGATATGGGCGAGATTTTCAAACTTTGCCCCTTAGATATAGCACTTTCCGCAAGGGTTTTTTTTTGGAATTTAGCGAGCGAATTGTTAAACGCTATTCCGTCCTATTTGGAGAAGGAACTGGCGAAGAATCCGAGTTTGATGAACGAAGTCAATTCGGAAAACAGTGGGGGTGGTATTCGTTCTATTATGCACTTGCTGACGGAAAATTTAAAAACATTGGACTTGTCGGAAAACGAAAACTTACTGAGGCTCTCACGTTTTTAACATTTGAGAAACAGAAACAACAGATTGAAGAAATAGAACTTAATAGAATGAAATTTAGGAATCAATGACAAAGTACTACGAATTACTAAACATACTTAAAACAGAACTTGAAGCGACTGGATTAGTTAACACAATTACGCAAGGGGATATTTCAGGCGTTGACGTAAATAAACAAAACCTTTATCCGTTAGCGCACGTTGTTATAAATTCAGCTTCATTTGTTTCAGCAACAATAAATTTCAACGTTACTATTTTATGTATGGATATTTTAGACGTTTCAAAATCAAAAGTAACCGACCAATTTAGAGGTAATGATAACGAAATAGATATTCTAAACGCTTGTTTAACGACACTTAATAGAGTATTCGAAAGGTTTAGACGTGATTACACTATACTTGAAATTGGTGATGCTAATAACACCCCGTTTGTGATGCGATTTGAAAATGGTTTAGCAGGTTGGGAAATGACTTTCGACGTAACTATTCCTGCAAATATGACGATATGTTAACACCAACCGCGACGGCATTACAGCGCTTTCAACAGCACGTTGTTAGTCAATCGAAACGAAACCTTACAACTAAGAACAAAAACGTTTCTAAGGGGCTTTATAATTCAATTAAAGGCGATGTAAAAGAAAGCGCAAACAGTATTCAAATATTGTTTACAATGTTGGATTACGGATTTTACCAAGATCGTGGAGTTAAGGGAGTAAAAAGTGGACGTTCGTTAAGTGGGTTTAAGTACACGGATAAAATGCCACCAGCAAAAGCGTTTGATAAATGGAATATTAAAAGAGGATTTGCGCCACGAGATAGAAACGGAAAATTTCAATCAAGAAAAAGTTTGAATTTTGCAATGGCAAGACACGTTTACAATTATGGAATTAAACCAACTGAATTTTTCAGTAGACCATTTGAAGCGGCATATAAGAATTTACCTGGTGAATTAGTTGAAACTTACGGATTAGAAGCTGAAAGATTATTTGACCAAATAATGATACAAAATTTTAAAAGAAAATGATATTTGTAAACCGACCTTATTTATTTACAGTTGACCGAGCGGGACAATTAGGAAGTAAAATAGAATTGTTTATTTGGAACGGCGACACACCGCCAACAAACCCAAATTATACTTTCACTAAACAAATAGCAAGTGCAACCGATACCGCAAACTATTATAATATTAGCCCGTTTTTAGCTGAATTTATTGAGTTTGGAGTTACCGATACCGATTCAGCAACTTTGTTAGAAGATAATTACTTTGTAAATTATAGAATTAAGAATTATTATTTAGATGAATTTGGAGATTACCAACCTTTATTTATTGGAACACCGCCAACAAACCAAGCGATGTATGGGGATTTTGGTAATGTTTTCTTTGGTGGACTTTTAAAAGAAGATACTTATTATACTTTGGGCGGTTGCGATGTAAATACTTGCGATTCTATTTTGATAACTTATAAATTAGTTGGCGAAGATTTCGTAAGCGTTGAAGTTCCATTTGTAGAAGGCGAATATAGAATTAATGATTTTCTTTTTGAAACTGATTTAATAATTAGCTTTGTCGATAGTCAATGGACGGCTGTTTATTCGTTTCAAATACAAGCGACTTTAACAAAAGTTGGTTGCCCGTTTGGAACGTTTACAATTCCAGAAGAAAGTATTTTTGAAACGTTTGAAGTTTCGCCAACGGTAACAAACAAGTTTATATTTCCATTAATTACAAACACTACAAACAAAACAATACGTTGGACAAACCTAGATACCAACGCAACTGAAACGGAAGTTTTAACAGCAAATAAACTTTATTCAATCAATGGAGCAAAGTATG